CTAAGCTCCCATTTTAATAATATTTATGACTTTATCCATAGTGTCAGCAAAGTTAGTATTTAAAACTAATGATGCCTCACTGTCATATTGAGTATTTTCATTATTGATTATCACTAAATTTTTCCCTTTAAAATATCTTAAATAATAAGCAGCAGGATACACTGTTAAACTTGTTCCTGCAACGATTAAAGTGTCTGCTTGTTCTAATTGATAAATAGCTTCATTAACTACAGCTTGATTTAAATTTTCACCATATAGAGTAACATCAGGTCTAACTATACCACCACATTCACAAGAAAAATTATTGCCTGCTATTTTTCCACAATCTAAACAATACCATCTTTTTAGACTTCCATGTAATTCTAAAACATTTTTATTTCCTGCCATTTGATGTAAATCATCTATATTTTGAGTAATAATAGTTTTTAAAACTCCAATTTTTTCTAACTCAGCCAAAGCTAAATGTCCCTTGTTAGGCTTTATTCCATTAATATTTAATTCATTTTCAACATACTCCATAAAAATATTTCTATGAGAATAAAAGAAGTCTGAACTTAATACTTCTTCGGGTCTGTATTTTCCTTTGTATAAAGTACTATATAAACCATCTTTCCCCCTGAAACTTTTTAATCCACTGTCTGTTGAAACTCCTGCTCCTGTGAAGAAAACGAGATATTTAGAATTTTTTATAATGTCAGCTAGTTTTTGAATTTTATCTTCCATTTATATCACCTCTTTTTAAAAAGTATAGCATAGTAATTTAAAAAAGCAACTCTATAAAAGTTGCTTTTTAATAAAATAAGATTGAAAGTTTTAAAGGATAAAAGGAAATTACTCTAATTTCTTTTATTATCATTTTTAAAATTTTTCTTGTTTCTATGACATCTTCTTCATCATAATTTTCTATAATAAATTTCAATTTTTCTAATACTTTAATGTCATTATTTCTAGGAATATTCAAAGTATTTTCAAATTCTATTTTTTTTTCTTTTGCAATTTGAATTCTAGTATTAAGATCTTTAAATTTATTTTCTAATTCATCTTCACTGATATAGCTTTTTTGAAATAAATTTATTATTCTTTCTCTTTCATTTTCTAATAATTTTAAATTATTTTCAAGTTTTAATAATTTTTTTTCACTTTTCTCAATATCATTAGAATTATAATTATTCAAATCTTCTAATTCTTTTGAATTTAAAATCATTTCTTTAATAGTTTTATCCATAATTTTAGCAGAAAAAGACTTTTTATGTTTTCTATTTTTACATGAATAAGAGTAATAAACATAATGAGTATTGTCTTTATAAGTTCTATTTCTCTTTTGCTGATACATCTTATCCCCACATTCACAATAAATCATAGATGAAAACAGTAAATAAGGTTTATAATCTCCATAAGTAGCTCTTGATTTTATATTTTTCTCTCTAATAGATTGACAAAATTCAAATAATTCAAGAGGAACAATTGGCTCATGAAGTCCTTTATACCATTTTATATCTTTCTTACTTACTTGTATTCTCTTTTTTTGATTTAATTCTTTTACATATTTTCTAAAAGGAACATAACCAATATAAATTTTGTTGTCAATTATATCAACTATATCCATTCTTGTTTTATTAAATATTCTAGCTGTTTCAGTTAGATTAAAATTTTTAGCATATGTTTCAAAAATACTAAGGATGTAAGGAGCTTTTTGAGGGTCAGGAATAATCATTTTATTTTCTCCTCTGATGTATCCTGTTGCTGGTCTACCATGAACAAAATATCCAGCCTTTGTTTTTTCTTCTAGGTTACTTCTAATTCTTAAAGACATCTGCTTTAAATCTTCTGTTCCCCAAGCTAGAAATATCGAAAGTGTCATAAAATCTTTTAAATATGGCTGTGAAATACTATCAAAAGTTATTTTATATAATTCTAGTTCTTCAAAAAACTTCATTCCAGTAGAAATTTTTCTAGCTATTCTTGAAATTTCCCAAAAAACTATTTTAGTATATATTTTTTTACTAATAGCTTCAAAAAGTTCATTAAATTCTTTTCTGTCATCTATCCTCCCACTTTCAATATCTTGATAGACTTTTAAAACTTCATAACCTTTCTCTTTGCAGTAGTCTAAACATTTTTTTAATTGAAGATTAAGGGAGCTATCACTCCCTTTGTCTCTACTTTGTTCTTTTTTTGATACTCTAATATAAATGGCAACTTTTTCCATTATGAAACCTTTTTCTTTGAAACTAATTTATTGTAAAGTTCTTCAATTTGTTCTACTACTGCAATTTTTATTACATTAATATCTATATTTTTATTTTCCATATTATTATTCACCTTCCTTTTTATTAATTCCATTCCTTACCTATTCTTCTCATATTTTTTTTCCATTTTACCCAATAAGAATTTAAAATATTATCTGTTGTATAATTATATTGATATGTAATTGCAATCAACTCATCCATAGCTATTACTAATTTATCATTATAAACATAATGGATAAAATCTAAAATATCAGGGTTATCTGTATGAATATATTTTTCTTCAAAAGAAAAACAAATAGCTTCTTTTAAAGTTTCATTTTTATCATCATCAAGATAATTTATCAATTGAGCAAAGAAAAAATAAACATCAGTTAGTTCTTCTAATTCCTTGTCTCTACGATATTCTTTTGTTTTCCAAGTTTTATGAGAAAACATAGTCTCCTCATTAAATTCAACACATTCTGCAATTAATGACATCTTGATATCTTCAAAAGTTCTAGTTCTAATATTATTAATATTATCATCTAAATATTTTTGTAAACTTAATATATCTCTAAAATTTTTAGGTTTTTTGATTTCCATTATCTCACTTCCTTATAATTCTATTAATTCATCAATTTTTATCTCTTCTAAAATATACTCACTTAAAGCATTTCTTTTTTTATATGCTTTAAGTTTTTGTAATAATTTTTCTTTGTTTGTACCTATAAAATATTTTTCATAGCATTTATTATAAGTTGTTGTTGTACATTTTGTAGTTCTCCATTTATACAAGCATAATCTTTACCACAGAAAGCTCTTGTTAAAGTCTTTTTCTCTTGAAAAAATATTACAAGTTTATATATTTTAGTCATCTTCTTCCTCCCATTTGGCAACTTCATCTAATGTCCAACCTGACTTTTTACAGTTTTCACAATAAAATTTACTATATGTATCAATAGAATCATTGGCTTCTATAATATCCTGATCTTTATCAGCTTTTTGAATAAAGAATGTACCTTTAAAAGTTTGATAAAATCTATCGCATCCACATTTTTTACACTTCCACATTTCCATCACTCCTATTGTTCTATACAAGTTTTACAATCTGTTTCTGGACAATATATTTCTCCATTATTCCACTTTTTATTTGAATTAAATTGATGTCCACAATTACATTGATATAGGTAGTTATTACTTTTTATTTGATTTTTACCATTTCTTTTTTTTAATTTAGGTTTCAATCTTTTATAACCTATATTAAAATTAACACTATTTCTCCAATATTGATGTCTACCTAATCCTGTATAAAATATTTTCCAGCTTATTTTGCAAGCCTTTTTATTATTAGTTTTTGAGTATTTTTTTGCTAGTTTAATAATTTCTTTACTTATTTTTTTAGTCATTTTAGCTATACCTCTTTTCCATAAATCCCTTTACAAAAACTTTTATTTTCTTCATACATTTTTAAATTTACAAACCAATTTTTTTTAAAATTATAAATAAGTTCTCCTTCAGAATTTATACCCCATTTTTTAGAAACATATATATTATCTTCATCTTCTATTGCAATAGGATAACAGCAATAATGAGTGATATCATAATCTTTTGTTTTTTTGCATATATTTTTTTGATAAATTTCTTTTATCTCATCTTTTGTTAATCTTTTCAATTTAATCACTTCCCTTAACAGTTCCTTGAAATAAAACCATATGATTGTTTATAACAACATGATTGATTTTAAATGATTTATTTAATTTTTGAATTTTACTTAAAATATTTATTCTATCAGCTTCTATAATTTTGAAAGAATCATAGTGTAAAGCTATCAGAATATTTTTTTCATCATTATTCATAGATAATGAACTTTTTACTTTTATATATTTTTCAACTTCTGAGAAACAATTTTGAACTTCTATAACTTTATCAAAATTCATTAATTACCTCCAATATTTACAAGAAAAATCTTCTTGTTGTTCATAACCAAGCTCTATAGTTGTAGCCTCTGATTTTTTTATAACAAAATCATTTATTTCATCTGAAAGTTCATCTGCTAAATCATATAAATCATTAGGATCTAAGAACCTTCTGAAATGATTATCAAAAAATTTTGTAATAATATCCAAAGTTCCCCAGTAAGAAGAGGGAACATCTGGATAAAGTTTTTCATTCAAAATAGTACATTTTCCTTTGTTATAGTTAGAACACCATTTACAAATTTTTTCCATTTAACTCACCTAGTATCCTAGTTGTTCATGTAATTGTGGATTTTCAAAAATATTACCAACAATTTCAAAATCCCCTTCTCTCTCTGAAAGATGCTCTGTAATATTTTCATAAGAAACACGATAAGTACCTTCATCATCATCATAGGAAATTAATCCATAAATATCATCGATACCATCATTAAATAGAATTACATCTGCTTCATAAAGTTCTTGACCTGCCTTATCTTTTGTTCCAGTAAATTGTAAAAGTTCTATATCTTTAAAATCAGCAATTTTATAATCATCTTTGAAAAGATTACCATCATCAGTGTATCTGATATATTGATAATTTAAATCAATTCCAATAATAGCAACCATTTTATTTTCTTTTTTTAACCAGGCTTTCATTTTAAATTCTTTCATTTCTTCTCCTCTTTTTTTCTTTTTTTATCAGCAATAGCAATTTTTATTTTTGCTATTGCTATTCCAATATTTGTTAACTCAGCATTATCTCTTAATAATTTATTTTTATTTAAAACAGCTAGTTCTTTCCTTGATACTAAAATTAAATTTTCTATATTAAAATTTTTTTTATTACCATCAGCAAAAATTACCACATGATCTGCTGGAATTTCTCCATATTTTTGTTCCCAAATCCATCTATGTTTTAACTTCCATTTCTTTTTATTTATTAGTTTTATATAGGTATAACCATCTCTATCAATTCTTTCTGAATAAAGCTCTCTTGTATTCCAGGTTACATTTCCTTTTTTGAAAAGATTAGGAGGTCTTATTCCTGTTTTCTTACCTTTATTCCAAGGAGTGTGTCCTTTTTTAAAAGTATAAGAAGGTAATTTTTTAAAAGGTATTTTATATCTATGGAGCAAAGTCTCTAACTGTGTTGAAGTTATTTTTTCAAAATTATTATTGAATAATTCTAATAACTCATTTCTATTTTTAGTTCCATTGAAACTTTTTAAAAAATCCAATTCTTCTGTTTTAAATTTTCTTCTCATTTTAGTCCTCTAACATTTTTGGAAGCTTAATACTTTCATTAGTTGCTATACCTTCTTTTACTCTCATTGCTTGCATTGCAACATCAGCATTACTTATGATAGCAGAAGCTACTCCAACTATTGCTTTTGCTCTCATAATTTCAGAGTTTAATTTTTCTTCACTTATATCTTCTTCATCCAATCTTTCTAATTGTGCAAATAAGTAATTATTTAAATCATTTAGTGTATTTTTCATTTTTAAATTCCTCCTATTTCTATTAGTTAAAACCTTTCCATTCCCAAAGTTCACCTTTACAGTTTCTTGCTTTATACTTTATTTTTAAAATTCCCAGGATTGTTCTTAATGTACTTCCTTTTCTCCCTAGTTTCATTGATAGTTCTTTCAATGTCATATTTGGAGCATTCTCTTTTAAAAATTCTATTTCAGTATCATTTAATTCATAATTTTTTTTGTCAAAAATACATTTTGCAGTTAAAAATTTTTTTATTCTACTTTCACTAGTATGATATTTTTCCATTATTTGAGCTATAGAAACTCCATTGTTATAATCTATAACTATGTTTTCTTTATCTTCTTCACGAAGTACTTTTCTTTGATTTAAAAGTTCTAATTTATTTTGTTCTAAAATTCTTTTAAGTCTATCATCTCCTAAACCAAAATATTTTTTTAATTTATCAAAAGAAAAACCTTCTTGTATTTTTAATTTTAATTCAATTAAATTTACAGAATTATCTCTTGCTATTTTTATGTCACCGATTAAGTTTATTCTGCATTCTCTACATATTCTGCTGAATTTTGAATGAGTACAATTTACTTTCTCAGCTAATTTAGAGTAATGTAATAAAGGATATGATAAAATTAAATTTTCTAAAAAATTCTTTTTAATGTTCCTTACTTCTTGTATTGAAAGAAATAATTTTTTAGCTAAGACAGAAGATTTTTCTTTCAAATGTTCTATTATATATTGTTCTTCAAACTCTTTATCTCTTCTTTCTTCAATAATTTTATCTGCATCACATTCAATCAATTTTTTAATAAATATACTATCGTATGGATAACCCATTTCTTTAGCAACTTTATCTATTTCATAGATTCCATAATTATCAAATAACTCACAAAATAATTCTTTTTGTAATTCTTTTATATCTGAAGTTTCTATTTGTAATCTTTGACTTAATGTCTTATGTTTTTTCATAAGATTATTTTTTATATAATTTCTTAAAAAAGTATCATTTTTTAAAGATATTGATTCCATTCTAACCACCAACTATATTTTTATATTTTTCTTTTACACTGGATTTATCAACATTAACATAAATCATAGTTGTATTTATGTTCTGATGTCCCAAAACTTGTTGAATTTCTTCAACATCCATTCCTTTTTTTAGTGCCATTGTTGCAAATGTTCTTCTAAATCTATGAGGATGAACATTTTCAACTTTTGCTCTAGTTGCAATTGATTTTAATACTCTTCTAAATCCTTCAGTCTCAATCTTACTACCTAGAATTTGATTTTTATAACACTTATACATAAGTCCATCAACAACCCATAAATAAGGAGTATTATAATTTCCTCTCTCACTGATGTATTTTTTAATTGCAAGAGCAGCAATTGTACTCATAAAAGCAATCCCTTCTTTATTTCCTTTTCTAACAATTTTTATTTCATTTTTTTCAAAATCAATATCTCTAATTTTTATATTAGCTAATTCTGTTGCACGAATAGCACTAGATATAAGTACTTCCATTATTGCTTTTTCCAATGAGTTTTCACAAGCCATTCTAAGTTTTTCTAACTCTAATTGTGTAAATGCTGTTTTTTCAGTTTTTTGACCTTTAACTTTTTTAATTCTTTTTACAGGATTATTAGAAATATATTCTTCTTCATTCAAAAAAGAAAAAAAGGAATTTAAAATTCTTCTAATATTATCTATTGAAACAGCTTTCTGCTGGTTCTTTTCTCTTTCTACAGCTAAGTACAATCTAATATCATCTGTAGTAACTTTTAAAAAAGATTTCTTTACAAAAAGAGAAAATAATTCAAGAGAATTTTTATAATATAATAAACTTTTATCACTCAAATTTTCTGCCTTTTTTGTTAGAAAAAATTTTTTCCATAGTTCTGCATTTGTTCTATCAGAAACTACTATTTCATATTTTTTTGAGACAATATCATAATCTTTTAACTGGATAATGATAATATTTTTAATTCTTTCTATATCTTCAGAATTAAAATCATTAGTTTTATCAATTTCAAAAGTTATTTGATTTATAATGCTATTCTTTATATCTTCCATAATCAACCTCTAAATCTAAACTTGTATTGCCACTAATGCTATAGTTAAATGTATCCCATCTTCCAAATATTTCTCCTGTTAAAGAATTTTTGTTTTCACATTTTGCTTTAGCTCCAACAATAGTCAACTGAACATAAGCCATTTGAATAGTATTTTCATCTAAATCACTACAATTAATAAAAATCCTTTTTTGATAATTGATTCCTTTTTCTTTTAATACTGCTAATATTCCTAGCATTAAACAACCTGAACCACATGCAGCATCAATTATTTTTATTCTTTTTTTTGAATTTAATTCTTTTATTAATTCATTAACTCTTGTTTCTGCCATAAGTTTTGAAAGGTGAAATGGTGTAAAAAATTGACCTTTCATTTTATTGTGAATACCTAATTCATGATATATTTTCCCTAAGTAATCATCTATTTCTTTTTCAAATAACATTACCAGTTCAGCATGACATTCAAGAAAAACTTGAATTACTCCTTTACCATGTTTATCTACTATTCTTTTAAATTTTTCTTCCCTATCTGAATAACCTACTTTATTGCAAGTGTTGGCATAAGTATAAAACATACATCTTACCCAATCAAAGAATATTTCATCATAGTTATATTTATGATCGAGATCTTGTATTTTTTTTACTATATTTTTGATAGAAGCTTCTCTAACTATTTCTTTTTTAGGAAGCTGTCCAAATCCAAAAAGGTTTAAGTTATCCTCCATTTTATCCTCCTAATTTTTAGTTTCTTTTTCCATAGTTTTATTTATGGCTTGCATTAAATCAAAGCCATTTACAGTACTCTTAATTTTTTCCTGCCATTTATCCCATATCATTTGACCATTTTCGTCATATTTTTCTTTTATTTTTTCATCTTTAATTAGAGAAATGATTTTATTTGTTTCAAATGCAAAACCTATCATAGTCAAATGATTTTCAATATTATAAGGTTTTTCATTTATACATTTTTCTGCAACTTCATAATATTGTTCAAGTAAAACTTCTTCAAATGCTTTTTTAGTCAGATTTTCTACAATTTTTTCAAGTTTTTCTTTTATTTCTTCTTTTCTTTCAAAATTTTCTTTATTATCCATTTTTATCCCCTCTCCTATTTAAATAAGTTTTTTCTCCTTTTTTTCTCCTGCTTCAACAATAATTTCTGTCAATAAGTTACAGAAATATGGTGACTTAAAATAGAAATTATTTGGATATGAACATAATTGATTATAAGTATCTTCTAAAAACTTATTAACATCAAGTCCAGAATTTTTTAGTCTTATAAGTTCAAAATAAGTTTTTACTAAATTGTCAAATTCTTCTAATCCTGGTGTAGCTTTTAGATAAACTTCTTTTATATTATCCATATATCCTGTATGAGGAGAGTCTACCATTGATACTAATTCTATTTTTGCTTTAAAAAACCATTTGTTTATTATCTCTACTAAGTCCCAATAATTTAAAGAACTTAACCTTATTCTATTAGCTTTAAAAACTAGTTCATAACAAATGATTTCTATTATATTTTCATGTCTAATATCATATTTTTTCTTTTTAAAATACATTTTTTCTATTTCTAAAACTTTATCTGCAATTTCATTTAAAGAAGTTTTTAAAGTAAAATTGTCATTACACTGACTTTTTATGAAACTTGCAACTTCATCATACATTTCATGTGTCTTAGATTTCTTTTTAGCCATTACTCATTTTTACCTCTTTCTTTCCACTCAAATTCTTCTGCTTCTTTTTTCTCTTTATAGAGTTTAATAGCCATTTCTTTTTTACTATAATTTCTCATCCCTATTGTTTTTTCTCTGCCTCTTTTCTTATAAGCAGCATCTTGTTTTGATTTTTCTCTCCAGTACTG